AGCGCCCCAGCGCGCCAGCCAGCGCCACGGCGGTGCCTTCTAGGACTTGCCCGCGTTCGCCGCCGCGCACATGTGGATAATCGCCGCCATTTCTTCGAACGTCTGTTCCGGTTCTGGTTCCCGCAGACGCGGAAAAAATTCTTTTGGCTGGATAGGCGGCGTTTTCGGGTCTTTGCCCATGCTGAAGTTTGCCACAACGGCGCACAGCATTCCGAAACGGCTGTCATCCTGCACTTGCTGATAGTGCCAGCGTTCAGCCAGCGCGTTGAATTGCCGCTTCGTCAGCAGCCGCCAGTCTTGCCGGGACACACGAAGATCGCTGGTCGCGAACGCCCAAATCTGATCGCGGGTCAGTTCGGGCGCAACGCCAAAGGGTCTTCACCATCCTGCTGCTGCTGTTCCAGTGTCAAACCATCCGAAAGCGAAGCGCTGAAGGCTTCGGCGACGACTTGCTGGATGTGCAGCATGTTCTTCAGGAAGACGAACGAACCAGCTTTTTCCATTGTCATTTCTGGATGATGCGTAACTAATCCAGCCCATAGCATCGCAACCAGCTGGCGCATCTGGTCGCGCCGTGACATGTGTTCATATTCGGCGACGATTTCTTCTTTCGGTCGCCCGTCATCAAGGAACTTGCGCCCGGTTTCGTCTTCCAGCCGCCAGATTGCCGTGATAGGAAAGCAAAGCGTGTATTCACGTCCCGCCAGTGTAATCGGGAAATCAGTCTTGTCTGGGTCCGACATAATGTTGTACTCCTGAAAAAAATCTGGGACCGTCAGCCGTTCAGAAAGACAGACGGTCCCAAGGCTGTTCAGACCTACAAAGGGAGAACGGTTTTTGCTAGCTGCTGTAAACGATTGTTTCCGGCGAACCGACTACTTGAATCGACACTTCCATCATCATCTGCTTCTTGATGTCGAATTCCAGCGTGGGACGCTTGAACAAGTAGCCGCTGAAGCCAAGTGTCATGTAAGGCACTTGCGGACTGCTTTTCGGGTCCAGCTTGGATTTCAAATTGAAGTTGTGCGGCTTGCCGTCAAAGTATCCGAAGAAAATCCGCTGGCTGGCATCTTCCGGCACCAAGTTCACGCTGAAGTCGACCGTGCCGCCTTTCACAATTGTGGGAATCATTTCTTCCCAGATTAGGTTGTTCAAGTCTGCCGACGAATCTTGGTTCGTCGTGTCAGCCGTGGTGATTTCCGTACCAGACCATTTCAGCGCGCCAAATACTTGCGCCACGCGCGTGAAGACTTCCGGTGATGCGCCGTTGCCGACTTCCAAACTTGCACCAGCGCCAGAACGTGCTCTGATATTTTGCGGCATTCCTTGTTCTCCTTATTTCGCCGGATTCAGACGGCGCTAGTTTTCACGAATCTGATTCGTTGTAAATCACATGGAAATCCGAAATGGTTCGATACTGCTTGCGCGCTTCTTCGTAATCGTCGACTGCGTCGTCACGCCAAAGCGCGTTCACCCAAACATTCGTTCCCATGGATGCGTTCGTATAGCCGACAAGCGAATCGCGCAACGACAGCGCCAGCGAATCGCATTGGGAACGCGTCATCGCCCAAACATCAATCTGGATGTGAATGTCGTAAAGACCATCGGGCGCGCCGTCCAGATTTTCTTCAGTGGTTTCGCCGATGCGTTGATACGTCAGCGCGGGCAGCGCGCAGCCTTCATCCAAGATGTTTGGGAACATGCGCCCGCCTACCGCTGTGCGCAGCGCAGTGATTGCCGCCGCGCGGTCTGGATCCAGTCCGGCAGTCGGCGCAGTCATCAGAAAACCATAGACGCTGCAAAGCATTTTTTAGCGGGACACTTCAGCTGAACGCGGCGATTCCACGCCGTTCACATCGACTTCCGTCACTTGATAGAAGAACAGCTGCCCGGGCGCGACTGCAGTGTCGGCGAATGTCGTCGCCGTCAATCCCTTCTGATACGGCGTCGCGCCTTCTGCGCCCGCCGCTGCACCGCGATACAGATTGAATGTCGCGCCAGCTGTGTTGGAACCTTGCCAGATGATGACTGGCACAGCTGTCACCGCAGTCGGTGCTGGTGGTCCGGCTGGCTTGCCGCCCGGCAGCAATGCCATGTCGACACCCGCCAGCGCGCCATCAGTAGTCTGCGACCACGCCGGAACCGACAGCGTGTAATCACCGCTTGCCGGGTCTTTGAATGTAATCGTCAGCGGGACATCGTTGCCAACAGGCCATGTGCGTGCCGGGTCCACGCTTTTGCCCATCACGTTTCCGGTATAGCGCGCATTGACATCGTTACCCGGCGTGGTGGGCGTTCCCATGTTGATAATCAGCCCGGGCGTCCCATTGCAGCCGTGATCGCCGTTTGGCTGGCGCGGAATCACGTTGTCAAGGAACCAAAGGTTCTCGCAGACAGGATGCAGTATTTGCCCATGCCAGCTTCCCGGGAAACTGAAATACACGCTTCCCCATGGCGCAGCATTGGGATTTTCCGCAGCGGTGTTGTGCTGGCACACAACATCCAGCACTGGCGGGTTGACTGGCGGACTGGCTGTCATGTCCGCACCCAAAGTGAACAAGATGAAGCTAAACTGCCCGTTGTTGTAGCCCGGCTGTGCCGGGTCGCCATAGCCGACAAGGTTGTTCGTGATGTTGATGCGCGCCGTCGACCCAGCATTCCTGCACTGCAGATAGGGTGTGATGCCGCAGTTATAATCCGATTCCATCACATCGATGCCGCGCACAATGTTTTTCAGAATGTTATTCGTGATGGTCATGTCTTTGACGACGGCGATGTCGCCGCTTTGCGAAGTGCGCACCGTCAGGACAACGGCACCGCCGACTTGCCCGGCATTCCACTTGTTTTCGATCAGATTGGAATCCAGCAGCACACGCTGCGCGCTTTTGAACTCGACCGAATTCTTCACCACCATCATGCCCGCGTTCGGCAGCGCGCGCCACGCAGCTGGCGATGTGGCGGGCGGCTGATTCACGTTCTGATTGATCAGCGATTGATACACCAAGCCGGAAGCGTTGACGATTGCGCCGACGCTGTAACTGATGTTCGCAGACCACGGACTTGATGCCACGGAATACAGCACCCATGACAGCGGCTTGTAAATCCAGTTATCGCGAATTTCCAAGTCGGATGGAACATGCGGATTCGCTGGACCACCAGCCCCACCAAACAAGATGTTGTCACCCGCAGCGGAAAGGAAGTTGTTCACCACTTTCAGCGGTCCATCAGCGTACCAGCAAGCCACGGCTTGCGTGTCGGTCCCGCGCATGTGGATTTCATCTATCCAGCTGTCAATCACTGCGCCGAAGTTGAAGTTCGCTTGCACAGCTTGCTGCAGGTCGACAGTCGGCGAACCGTGAATGTAGCAGCGGTCAAAAATGATATGGTCCGGCATCGGTTCGGGAATCGGATGCATCATCGACAGATTCTGAATCAGCCCGTAGCCGTAGCCGCGCGCCGTCGTGCTGCCGTAGTTTGGCGGAATGTACGTGCTGACGCTGTACAGTTCCACGCCATAGATGCGCACATAAGACGAATGCTGCGGTCCATTCGTGAAACGCAGCGCCGCCACTGCGTTCGGCGTGACGATGATGCCCATGTCTTGCGCGTCCGTGGGCGCAGACACGCGCGTTCCAGTGGGATGCTTGGCGTGAAAGCCAGCGGTAGTGATGTGCAGATATTGCGGCGTGCCAGATTGCGGCAGCGCTGGGATGACGAAATTGCCGGAATAGACGGTTGCCGGGTCCAGCTGAATGCAGTCGCCCGGCTTTGCCGCTGCCAGCGCGTTCTTCAAGTCCAGCGCCGTGTGACAGGCGAATGTCTGTCCAGTGGGCGGCGTGAACGTGGTGTCGAATACTGTTCCGCTGTATCCAGATTTGTAATCACCAGTGATGCCATTAGGAAGCGCTGCAACTGGCTTGGGCATAATTCCTTTCTTACCGCTTGAAGAAGTTGTCAATTTCAACGGTTAGTGTTTTCGCGAAAGCGTCTTCCGCTTCCTTGACATGCGATTCGAATGCATTGCGCATGAAAGGATGCGCGCTGCGGGTCGAAGTGCCATACTCCAGAAACTTGGCATAGAACGCCGACTTCAGCGGACCGATGTTCACCAGAAAGCTGCCTTCCCGCAATGCCTGCCCGCGTCGGCTGATGTGCGCTTTCAGATAGCCAGGCATTCGCGCTTTGCTGCCCATGGGACGTTCATCCTTGCGCACTGGCGCAGCTGTCCTGATGGCTTTCTGCAGCACTGCCGCGCCCGCGTTCGCAGCTTTGCGAATCGCGTCTTTTTGCATCTTGTCGCTGAACTGCGCGGCACGCCGCCCCAGTTCTTCCATGCCTACTACGGTTACATCAGCCAACGTCTAAACTCCCTGTCTGTGTCAGTCGTTGAAGACACGTCACCATGATTGGGTCGATTCTGCGTGGACCAAAGTTGACGTGCTGGATGTCCAGAATCCAGCCTTCCGGCGTGATGATGCGATTGATTGCGGGATTAAGATTCTGCGTGTCGTCGCCCCAGCGCAGAATACAAAGATGCGTGACTTCGGGCGCAAACTGCATTCCGCGAAAAGACTCATTGCCAGTCGGCGAAATCACCGACGCCCATGTCCAAGCGTAAGTTGTCCAAGTTGTTGGCGGCTGTCCGCAAGAATCCTGCCCCGCATCGCGTGCCTGCAGCTGAATATATTTGCGTTGCTGCCCGGCTTTGATCATTCCGCGTCGGTCTTTGAAAGCTGGCTTCCACTGCTTCGTTTGACTCATACCTGCACTGCTTTCCAGAACGCTTCAGGAATCATCGCACGACTAACTTCCGGCCAAAGCAAGTGACCGTTGCGGCGGCTGGTGTTGTCTTCATGGATGCTGGCAACCATCAGCTGTTCAGCGTCGACGCAAAGCAGTCTGTCCGGCTTGGCTTCATTCACGAATGCATTGTCTTCGCCGTTACTGGAATCCTGAAAGCGCTTTTCCATCCAGAACGACTTGCGAAAGCACAGCGAACTGCCCAGCGCGTAATACAGCGCGCCCTGATATTTACTTGCTTCGTTCTTGTCGGCGTGCCAGAACAGCATCGAATGATAGCCAGTCAGGTCTTTCCCTGATTCGATCAGGCGCTTCATCTGATCGCTGATGCGTGTCGGCGCATTCCAGTCATCATCGTCCCAGCGCACAATCACTTCACCAGCCGCCAGTTCGCACGCTTGGTTCAGCTTCCAGCCAATCGTTGACTTGGGTCGATGTGCGGGCAGATTCGCTTCGACGCCGAAAAAATAACGGCATCCCGGCACATCGCGGAAAACATCTTCAACGCGGTCGCTGCCATCGTCGACAACAATCAGTTCTTTTTCCGCCCAGTCTTGCTGCAGATAACATTCAATCGCGCGCGGCAGAAACTTGCGGCGGTTATATGTCGGCATCACGCATGAAACCAGCATCAGCGCCCGAACCTTTCCCAGTTGTTCAGCACTGGTGCAACATCCCAGACGCGCCACGGAAAAAGCAGCTGTTCGGCTGCGGGCGGCATTTCTTGCGATTCCCGGTTCTCATAGAAGTGCCCAATCATCAGCTTGATTGCCAGCAGAATCGGTTCCGGTATGGCGTTGTTCAGCACAACTGGACTTTGCGATGTGTCCTGATAACCAGCCGTGAACGTAATCTGCACCGCATCCAGCACCCAGCGCGCAATCGGCCATGCTGCACCATACAGCGGCTGCAGCCTTCCCGGTTCGGCATAGCCGACTTGATAGCCTTTTTGCGCAGCCGTCCCGACGCCGACGCTTGCGCCTGTCACGTCCTGCAGCGTGCCGCTGTTCATTTCGATATATTGGAACGAATCGACACTGACTAACGGCGACCGTGGAAGATGAATTTCCCGGTAGGGTGAAATCAGCGAACTGCCGAAGCCATAAGAAAACGGCCAGCTTCCCGGGAATCGATCAAACGTCAGCAGCCACTGCTGGCGCACCAGCGAACGGCGCAAGTACACTTCTGCCGCCGTGCGCGCAGCGGTAATCAACGCAGTC